ATCAAACTGATAGGCAGAAATAGAATTTGTTGGACATTGCCCAGTTGTTAAACTGCACATATATAAAACAATAATATATTTCATGTTAACATTTCCATCTTCTTCTTGCTTGTCTGATCCTTGAGTTTGGATTATTTCTAGTTTTTGCAGAAGATCTTTTCAGTTGTCCTAAAGATCTTGCACAATATGATTTTCTTCTTTTAGCAGCCTTTGATCCTTTTTTAACTTTACCAGTAACTGCTGTTTTTAATTTTGATCCTGGATTAGCTCTTCTATAAGCTTTTACTCCAGCCTTTGTCATTCCAGCACCTTTTTTAGTAGGTCTGTAATTTCTTTTATTTCTTTTGATTGCTCTTGCCATTTGACTAATGCCTGGCGGATTTCTCCGCCAAGCAAAATGATTATTGACTACTCAACTGTGTACATAACCCAACAATGAATAGAGCCACTTATAGTTGCTCCACCAGTTGTGATTACAATATCAGTTTCCGCAGTTGTTCTGTAACCCAGACCAGTCATCGCAGTATTAGCAGCAGTAGAGCCACCTAACATTGATTGTGTTTGACCAGCAGCATTCCATGTACCAACAGCAGCTAAATATCTGTCATCGTCTCCGCTGTCTCCAACTTTTAAAGTTGAAGATCCGCCTAAAGCATCACACTTTAGAACAACATCCATTATAGTTGCGTTAGTTGGTATTCTACCAATCGTTATGTCTGATCCAGATGCAAGACTTGAAGCTTCATAACTATCGTATGAAACTCTCATCTTTCCACCAAGAACTTCGCTGTCCACTTTTACAATAGGATCAGCAGTTATATTTGTGTAATTTACACCTTTAACACTTGCCATGATATATATCTCCTATTGATTAAGCTTCATGAGCTTGGATTGTTACAACTTTTTCTTCTTCCATTCTTGTTGCACCGATTGACTGGCAAACATAAACTTGATGAGCATAACCTTTGTCAGATCTCTCATCAATTCTAGTCATTAAGTCTTGACCGATAGCCATCTTACAGCCATCCATTGCCCAAACTAGGCAAAGTCTTTTAGATGATGCAAGAGCAAGTCTGTTAGACACGATAAAGTTGAAGCCTAGGAATGAATTAACTTCTCCATTCGCTAAAGCTTTTACAGAGTTGAAATCACTAGAAGTAACTTCAGTTGTTCCTAACAAATCAGTAATTTGTCTTGGACCAACTGCAATGTATCTAGTAATTGAAGGATCAACAGATGCAGCATCAAGTTTTTCTTTAGCAGTTCTTAACTTTGCAATTGTTAAACCATCAGTACCACTTTCAGTTATCTTTTGACCAGACGGAAGAGCAGTAGATGTAGATCCAGTCTCTCCAGTGAATGCTGTTCCAGATAACGCAGCGATGATTTCATCATCTTGTGCTCTACCAAGTGCATACGCAGCAGCTGTGGCATAGCTAGATGTTGGGTCAATCAGAGTCCGTATTTTGTCTTGATTATCGATCAAGTCAGCGTACTCATAATCAACTAGACTTACTCTACGTCTTGCATGTGGTGTATCCATCTGTGGAGTGTCAGCATGTCTTGTAGTTCTTTTAACTGCAAGAGCACTTCCAACTTGGTCAAAAAACGCATTTTTGCCAGTCACAGTTTCAACATCAACAGCAGATCTCAATAGAGAGCCTTTTTGTTGTGATAGCATTTGTACATTGTTTGAATACTGTTGTACAAAAGCTGTAGTAATTTGATTAGACATATTTTCTAATCTCCTTATGTTGTTATGGTTGATTTAATCGACTTGATTATCTTCAAGATGAAGGTCGCATCTGTGAATTTTAAGACTTCACTTTGTCTTTTTTCTTGGCGGTCTTTTCAGATTGTCGCTTTGAATTTTGCATAACCCAGGCAAAATAAGTATCAGCTTTAGGCAGAGGATCTTTACGTTCAAACTCTGGACCAAATTCAGTTGCTAGTCTTAAACACTCAAGTCTAACTTCTGTTTCTGTTATTATTTCGCCTGGCTCAAATTTTTCATTAGCCATTTAACATCTCTCTTAACTTCAAGACTTCTTGAACTGCTTTTTGATGATTTGGATGTGTCTTATTCCAATACGCAGATCCTTCTTGAGTTAGTTCGTTAATTTCTTTTTCGATGTCTTTAGCTGTCATATAATCAGATCCATCGCCTTTGATGATTTCATCTTCAGATAATTTGTCAGCTAGTTCAGAAAAAGCTTTTATGACTTTAATATTGTCTCCAAGTCTTGAACCATCTTTAAGATAAGTATTTTCTAAAAAATCTGATCCTAAAGAATTAACTGCAAGCTTTTTAGCCTGGTCAAGTCTTTTTGCAAATTGAGGTCCAAACTCTTCTTTTAGTTTAGTCTCTGTTTGTAATTGTGCTTGAGCAGCAGCTTCTTCTTGAGATGCAGCATTATTAGTATTCATCTCATTATAAAACTTAATTAAGCCTTCAGCTTGTTTAGGAAGTAATCCTAATTGATGTGCAGCTTTATTAAATTCTTTAACTTGCGTTTGATCCAGTTCTTGATCTTTGATGTTATATTTATAATCATCTGGATTTTGTGGTGCACCCAGTCTTTTAAATACCTCATTCCAATCCTCGTCTGTTGCATGTTTATTTGGAACTGGAATTTTATCAGCTCCAACTAACTTTTGTGCATGGAGATAACTTTTTACGAAATCTTCCATATTGTTAAAATTGTCCAAAGCTTTTTCTTCTTTGAAACTTTCAGGAATTAAATCTTTAAAATTTGTTTCCTGGTTCTCTACAACTTCAGTTGTTGCAGTATTATTCTGAACAACTTCTGTCGATTGTTCAGATTGCTCTTGAGGAGCAGTTGTCTGATTTTCCATATATACCTATTGGTTATTTTGATTTTAAAATTGCTTTAATAAAAAGAAGCATTGATCTTTGTCCTTCTAAAAAAGCGGTCTCATGACTGTTATCTTTTGAGAAAGTAGTCGTACTCTCATGACATCTTATAGAGATGTCCTCTAAAACTCTTTTGCCTTGATCTGATCCAAAAACAGTTTTGTAATCTTCTCGAAGCTGTTTAACTTTTTTTTCTATTTCTTTATTGTGATCCATCTTGAACTACTTTTGCCATTGGAGCTGCATTCTTCGCCATTTGTGTTTCAGCCATTTGTTGTTGCATTTCCATTTGTTGTGCTTCTTGTTCGGCTCTTTCAGTTCTAATTTGTTCTACTTCAGCATCTGATTTAATAACTCTCGCTGGTAATCCTAAAATATCAATAATGTTTTTTACCAATCCATTCTCATCAATGTAATCCATAACTGGCATTGTTTGAGCAAGTGATCCAAATATTTCTAATCCTCTCATTAATGACTGAAGCTCTTGTCCTCTTTGTGCTAATGCCATTGGAGATACAAATTCTATTTTTAATTCTTGTTGTTGAAGAATATCTGGAGATTGTAAAAACAATCCATTTCTTAAAAGAATATTAAATACTCTTGTTATTAATGGAGATAATAATTCAGATTGCAATCTACCTAATACTGGACCAAGTATTCTCATTTTCTCTTCTTGTCTTTGTAATACTTCAGTCGCTGTCATGTTTCTGTTTTCAGTTACAACTAACTGATCGATATGAAACATTTTATTGATAGCATCTCTTCTTTGATTTTCGTTATTAATAGTAATTGAAGTATTAGCATTAATATTTAACGGCTCAATTCTATCTCTTGATCCAGATCTATAATAATTAATAGAACCTGGAGACATTCTAATAGGAGCCAACATTCCGTCATCTGGAATGAGTAGAGGAGGATCAATTTGTTTGGCAGCAGCTTTTAAACTATTTTCTACCATCTTGTTCAGCACCTTTACATCTGGCAGTGCATTCATTCCAGGAGATCTTCCATACTGTTCAGTAGAAGCTTTTAAGTATCTTGGAATGACATATGGATTTTCTTTAAAACCACCTAATGAAATTATATGACCAGTTCCATATTCAAAATAAATACTTTGAAATGGCATATTCTTTTTATCTTTTTTATTAGGATCAAAGTCTATTCTTGGTCTAACAACATGAACTAAATCTATATCATCAAATGGATTTTTATTTGCTGTGTTTTGAACTTCTCTTGATACATTCTCAAATCCAAATTTAGATACAGCAGCTTGAGCTGGCATCTTAAATCTTCTGTACAATGTATCGACAAAACCTTTTTTATTTTCTTGGATATAAACTTCTTTAATGTGTCTTGCAGAAAAATTTAAAACATCTTCTTGATCTTCTTCAATCATTAAACATGATGTGCCAAATGCAATTAAATCATGATAGCATTCAAATATTTCTTGTTGAAAGTTTGATTTAGATATTACATCGTACATTCTTTGTGTAGCATCTTCTAACCATTCTTTCGCTTCATCACTCTCATTTAATTGTGTTTCTTTAAATCTTAATGAGAACCATCTATTAGCTGATGAAGTCAACATACCATGCAGAGACGCAGCCAAAAGTTCCAGAGCATGTATAGCCGTTGCATCAAATATTTGTGTATGTCGTTTATCGCCTCTTGCTCGTTCTTTTGTGATCTCTGCTTTTCTAGGTAACATCAAATCTGATACTTCTTGCCAATGGCTTTCCCAGTTTGATCTTTTTTCCATTAACCTAGATAGGTTGTCTTTGAGCTGTTTAGCCAAAGTTTTAAATTCTTGTGATTGCATCTATTTTTTTCTTTTTCTTTTAGCTTTATTTTTTTTGCTATTTGGAAAACCAGCTTTCATATTCTTGTAAGCTTTAGCTGATATAGTTGATTTCTTCTTTGATCTGGAAGTTCCAGCCTTGCGTCTCTTATTAATATTCCTGTAAAGGCTCATAATTATCCTCCTAATAAAGTTTTTTTGTCTAATGTTGGAACTGATGTATCTCCAGTAACTGAAGTTAAAACTGTTTTAGTTTTTCTACCTCTTTTTCTTTTAATAAGATTTTCATCATCGTTCATTTCAATAGATGTTGGAGCCGTCTTATCAGCTGTAATTAAATCAGATTTTACTTCTGTATTATCCATTTGAGCTTCTACTTTTGGTTGCTCAACTGCTTTTGGTTTTATTGCTTGTTGTATTATTCTTGCTGGTCCGCCCATATTACTTACCGAATGTTAAAGTTGATTTAGTTTCTTTTGTGTCTTTAGTTTTAGATTTCTCTACTTCGTTCTCATAAGTAATATCTTCTAAAATTAAAACTTCTGGGAGTGCTATCTCTTCTTCTATTGACTTCTTTTTCTTTTGAAAAAATTTAGTTATTGTTGAGAACATCTATCCACCTAATAAAGTTTTCTTTTGAATATTTGCATCTTCAATTTCATTTAATCCGCTACCAGTTAAGATAGTAGATCTTCTGCCTTTTCTTTTTCTTTCAGCTTCTAACATCTCTGCTTTAGCAGCAGCATCTCTTTCCTCATCTTCATAGCTTGGAACATCAGCTGGGTCTGGCATAACGATTGGAGGTGGAGCTGGAATTTTTGGTTTAAATATTGATCCCATATTAAAGTACCTTGTAATTTGTATCAGCAACTTGCTGTCGTTTGTTTTGGTTAAATTTATTTTCTGTTATTCCAGTTGCTAAAGTTCTTAACGCATCACAAGCATGAGAACTCCAATCATGGACTGGTTTAATTTTGTAAGTTCTTTCTTTGTCAGAAAACTTACGATGGTAATGCCTTAAAGCATTTATTAATTTTGTGCAGTTATCGACATCTATTAGACATCTTGGCAACAACATCTTTACAGCATGTATGCCATCTTCGATTGCCATCCTGGGAGCAACTTTAAAACGCAATCCCATTTGATAAGCAACTTCTCTTCTGGTTTTACCAGAGCCAAATTCTGTTTGTTCAAGATCATGCGGTCCATAGTTTTGACCGATTATATAATCTTTTTCTTTTATAACAGTTGCATAGTGAGGCAGAGGCTCATTATTGTTTTCGTAAAAATCAACAATATGGATCATATGTCCAATCTGCTGAAAAAATATTAAACTTGTTGCATCGTTAAAGCCAAGATCCCAGGCCACGTTGACTGGGTAGCTTGGATCTACTGGCACTCTTGTTATTTGTTTTTTGTCCTCCAAGTCAGCAATAATATCTCCGTAGATAGAACCTTGTATATTGCCGATAAAAGAACATTCAAATTCTTGTTCGTATTTCTGTGGACCCATCACAGCTAAAGCTGCTGCTAACTCATCCTGGTCAACAATCTTTGTATCTGATGCTTTTGCTACATGCAGAAACCAATTCGGATTACCTTGAGCCTTTTGATAATAATCATAAAACAGATTTGCCATTCCTTTTGGTGTTCCAACCAAAATCATAAAACCTTTACGATCAGACAAAGCTGGAGTAATAACTTCGTTAATCAGCTCTGAATTAATTTGTGCAGTCTCATCAATAATACATCCATCTAAATATATTCCTCTCAAGCTATCTGGATTTTCAGATGACAACAGAGTAATCCTAGCACCATTAATAAAATCAGCTCTTAACTCTGTTTGGTTATATTTCATACCTGGTATATTTTTTGTAAAATGTACTAGGTAGTCGTAAGCTATCTTCTTGGCCTGGCTATAAGTCGGAGCTATATAGGCATACCTTGGCTGATGATTTTTACTTGTCATTGCTGCTTTAATCAGATGATTAATGCACATAACAG